TTCGTACGAGTGGTTCGACCACCACATGTCCTTGTCCCAATGACCGTCCTTCTCGTTGACGATGTACCAGTCGAACTTGGTGTCGGGGTGATTGGTGAGGAACACCAACTTGGAACCCGTAGCCCATGCCGACAACTGGTTGAAGTACTCGTCGTCGTCGAGACTGGTGATGCCACCGACAGCAGGCATGATGTCCTGAGCGAACACACGAGTGTCGGAGCGGTCGTCACCCTTGAGAATCTTGACTGGCAAGATGCCGTTGTGACCGACCATGCTCGTTGGGTCTTGACCGAGGTAGAACGGGTGGCAGTTCTCGACCGTCTCCGAACCGTGGGTTGCCCAACGGAAGTGGAAGATGGCAGGACCGAAGTGCTTGGTGCGCAAGTCGATGAACTTGTTGGCAACCTCGCTGAAGTCCATGCCATGACCAGTCAAGAACTTGCCCTTCTCAAGAATCGAGAAGCCGAAGCCATCGGGGTTGTTCTTGGCGGCGATTGCGAAACGCTCGAGGTCGGGCGAAACGTAATCAGGAATGAATGTGAGTAGACACATGATGTGTCCCCTTTCTGTTGTGTGTGTGTTGTTGGTGATGGATGTGACTAGGCGTCAGGCGTGAGAAAGCCACAACGCTCGTTGAGACGCTCACGGAGCGTTGGGTAATTGCCGACCGAGTCGACCCATGAACGGAACGAGTTCCAGCCGAGTGCGTTGTTGCGCAACACATCGGGCAACGAAATCTCGTTGACGTATCGGAACGATGCGTCACAGAACTCGAGCGCCGACAGCACGGTCGTCGTCTTGAGCGATGGACGGAAGAAACGCAACTCGATGGTGTTGGCGTTCTGCACATTCACAGCCATGTAACGGTCGTTGTTGGACTCGTAGCCCTTGACCAAGTCCATCAACTTGCGATGACGCACCTGCTGTTGACGGTCGTAGTCGTAGTAGGCGTTCAGGAAGTTCTCGATGCCGAACTTGGCGTAGTGAGACTCACGACCAGAGAACTGGACGAGACCCTCACGGTTGGCGAAGATGAACTTGATGAACAGGAACAAGTGACGGTCACTCGTGAATGCGTTGCGAGACATGTGGATGTGCAACCCGCAATGCGAGTTGTTCCATGCCTTGAAACCCATCTTGGACAGTTCCTTGATGCCTGACCAGTCGAAGTGCTGAGTGAAGTACTTGAGCGTGCCCGGCATGGACACAATCTCGAATCCATCAGACAGCGAACCGTCGGACTTGAGGTAGAGAGGAGTCGGCATTCCGTAGCGCCGAGCGAGCATCTCTGCACCGTCGTGCTTGGTGTGCATGCGATGACCCTCGTACTCCACCTCCAACTCGTAGCCGAGGTACAACTGCGGACGCAGAGTGGACTCGTCGAGCGTTGCGTAGTACGAGTGCGACGAGTCGTCGTGCATGAAGCATGGCTTCGGACGGTACGAGTAGGAGTTGATGAGCGAGTCATCTTCCTCGTTGTCCTGTTCCTCCTCCAAGTACATCTCGCCACGCTCGTGGCATTCGTCGCAGCAGGCTGTCGAGTAGTACTCAGAGTACCTGAGGTCCCACTCGCTCTCTGCTTGCCAGCCACACTCGCCACACTCGTAGGTCTCCTCGACCTCGTCGTCTGGTGGATTGGTGTTGTTGTTATCTTGTGTTGGCATGTTTCCTCTTTCTGTGTGTGTATGCCGACCAATAAGACTGTCTTATCGGTTCTGCTCTGATGAGCATAGTTGTGAGCGCAACCGATGTGAAGTCGGTTGTGCCCACTCAACGCCAATCAGAGTGATTGCTCGCCCTCGGGATTCCCTTGTTTCACAAGGGTTTCCGAGAGTTTCATGTACACGAGAGTGACCTTGTTGTCCCAGTCGTAGAACGGTGAACACTCCAGTTCGTAACCGAGACCATCGAAGTACTGCCTCATCTGAACGCAGAACGTCGAGTACCTGTTGCGTGTGTACTGCCTGTCTGGCTGTTGCGAACGACCTGGCTTGTGTGGCTGTTCGAGAACACGAACCCACTCATTCAGGTTTCGCTTCAGAACATCAGCCACGAGCGACATCGTTGATGTCCTGTGCCTTGGTGTCTGCCTGAGTGTCGGTGGCTCTTCGATTACTTCGGTCACTTTCACATTTCTGTTCTTGATGGTCATTTCTGTTCTCCTTTGTTGATGAACTCTGTTGCGACATCCACGAACTCCATGTTCAGAAGATTGAGAGTCACGGGTGACTGGAAATCTTCGTACACCCATGCGTCAATCAAATCGAGGACATCGTCCTCCGAGATGTCTGCGTCGGGATTGCCACGAACATCTTTGATGCTCTGTACAACCTCGTCGTAGTCGTAGACGATTGTTCGTGTGACCTTTACCTTCTTGCTCATTGCTGTTCTCCTGTCATTGTCTTGACCGACTCCTTGCACTCATCGCAACACTCGATGCGCAGAAGCCTGTCGATGAACTCCTTGTATGCGTCATCGGTGAGAAACTTTCCACTCAAAGCCATCTTGATGGTGAACCATCTGCTGTCTCCAAGTTTCCGACCATTGACCCACGACTGACTGAACCTGTCGATGAACTTGCTCATTGCTCTGCTCCCTGTTCTGCGAGACGGAACTTCTCCGTCACCGCTTCGATTGCCTGCTGATGACCCATCTGGTTGTACCTGCGTTCCATGATGTACTCAACACAGAAATCACGCTTCCAACCGTATTCGCTCATCAAGATGTGAATGATGAACTCCTTTGTTTGTTTCTCCGTGCTGTTCATCGCCATTGCCAGTCTCCTTTGTATGTCGGGTGATTGCGCTTCGAACGAGCCAACTCGTCACGGGCGACATCACGGATACGAGTCTCGTAGCCGTAGATGAAGCCCATCACGAACGACGTGAGAAGAAAGAGAATGACGAAGAACGCCACTCCCCAGTAGTTGCTGACCGTGATTGCGCTCAACATCACGCACCTCGATTCGCACAGGCGACGCAATGAGCGTTGTTGTCGGGGCAGAAGAAGAAGTCACCGAAACGGTCAGGCTTCTGATTGTCCTGCTCGCTGTTGGTGAGCAACTGCTCCCATTTGTGCTCACGCACGATTGCTTGGGTTGTGAGTGTTTGCATTTTATTTCTCCTTGTTTGTGTGTGTTTGTTTACTGTTGCGTTTTCGCACAACAGAGTCAGGTACACGAGTTTGCATTTGCAAACCCGTGTACCCTCACCGAATGCGACGACGATTACGACTGCTTCTCCTCGGCAATCAAACGCTTGATTTCGTTGATTTCCATCTCAAGGTTCTTACGCTTGGTGAAGTTCAACTTGATTGCGTCGGTGATGTGCTTCAATTCCTTGTTGTAGTCGACGGTGATGTCGATGTTGTCGTAGTAAACCGACATGATTTCGCTCTGCGCCTCCGAGAACACGACAGCACCAGCCATACGCTGAAGTTCTGCGATTTCGCCGTTGGCAGTAGCAAGCCATTGCTCCCGTATGCGAAGAATGTTGTCGAGTTGGATTTGTGTGTTGATGGTCATTGTTATCTCTGTTTCTGTTATCTGTTGATGTCGCACAACAGAGTTGATGGCACGAGCAGGACGTACCAACGCCCGTGCCATCTCACCGCCTTGCGACGAACGGTCAATAAGACCGTCTTATTACTTGCCGGTCACTTCGAGGATTGCGAGCGCCAGAGCACGAGCGTTGCGCTCGCCCAGACGGTCAATCGTTGACTGAGCCGACTTCTTCGACGAGAAGCGCTTCGGCTCTGCCTTCTTCTTCTTGATGGTGTTCTTGATTGCTGCCTCGACGGTCTTGTGCTTCTTGGCGAACGAGACTGCCTCGTTGTAGAAGACGTTGAGAGCGTCGACGGTCTTGCCGACCTTCTTGGCGTTGGTCGTCGCCTCGTCCTTGACGGTGCGAGCGTCCTTGTCCAGACGGCTGTTCGGCGTCCACTCACCACCCTGCTTGGTGTAGAACTCTGCGAGCAGAGCCACGCCCAACTCCCAACGAGCCTTGCGAGCGCCTTCGACGCCTGCGATGGCAACCTTGGTCAGGTTGATGATGTTGTTGTTGTTCTTCATTGCTTTCTCTTTTCTGTGTCTGTCGCACAATAAGACCATCTTATTGCACGCTCTCATTCGTGATGAGAAGACCACCCACCAATAAGACCGTCTTACTGGTGGGCGATGTTCACGCCACGATGCGTGACTGGCGAACCCTGCGAACGACCCACTGGCAACCGTCGCACGAGCAGTCGCAACGCTCGGCGTACTTGCGAGCCTGACCGAGCCAGTATTCACTGCCCGTGTCTAGCCATCGCTCGTAGCACCATTTCATCATCCGTTCCATATGTTGTCTCCTTGTCTGTGGTCAAGCATTCACGCTGGTTGCGCATTGCTTCTCACCCCTTATTTGGTGAACTGTGGCGCATAATGGCTGATTGGCGCAGAATGCCCACACAAGGGGCAGGGGGAGGGTGCAGGCCCCCCAGCCGCCCCCGAAACAATGGATGGCTCGAAGCCGTAGCCGTACGGATTGATTTTGAAAGATAGGGGTGGGGGTCTAAAAAAGGGATGCTAGCCTTATTTTTATTAGCAATCCCACTTGCGGAGTGCTAGGGCTTTGCGTGTCGGTCGTCCTTTGGAGTCCTTCATAGGTCCCGGCATGCCTCCCATTCGGGCACAGAAGGACTTTCGACGTGCGGCGGCTTTGGGTGACTTCTTGGCTTGTTTAGATGACACGGGTGGTTTGAGGTTCATGCCTTGTGCTCGTGCTGAGGCACGACCTTTAGCGTTCAAACCGCCCTTGGGGTTTTTGCCTTCTTTGCGTTGCCACGCAGGTGTCTTTGCCATTTGTTTTACCTCTTCCCTTTGAACCTGTGTCGGCTATCCCACTCGCCTCTGGCGGTGGGATTACGGTGTTTTCCCGTCCCCCCCTATAGTCCCCCCCACCCGTTACCTGACACTGTCAAGTTGTTTGAAGTAACAAACTGACACATAGAGTGATGGCGCAGAACGAAGAACTCACACTCACAGCACAACAACAGGAGTACCTCGACTGGCTGTGCACCGCACCCTCCGAACGGGTGCCACCGTCAAAGCACAAGATGGCGACCCACTTGGGCGTCAATGAGACGACCCTCCGCCGTTGGGAGAAGAAGGAAGTTTTCCGCAAGCAATGGCAGACGGCGGTGGATGCGGTTCAGGGGTCGCCTGAGCGAACCCAAACACTTTTGGACACTTTGTACGCTAAAGCGCTCGATGGGGACACAAAGTCTGCGCAGTTGTATTTGCAGGCTACAAACCGTATGGCTCCGCCTACGGTTACGGTGCAGTCGACAAAGAAAGCAGCGGA